CGGTCGTGTCGCGGTACTGCGTCCCGCTGGGCGCGCCGCTGATATCGGCCTCGGTTGGCATGTCTGGCGAAATCACGTTCTGGTTGCTGAATTCGGCCTGCGCGCGCCCGATGGGCGTGCCGACAATGTGCGGACACACCAGGAACAGATCGCGGTTGCTGTTTGAGGTCACGTCGTAGGGCGTGCCGTTGGGCAGGTCGATTTGTGTGCCTGTGGCCACACACAGGCCCGAAGAGCCCATTTTGATCCCGACCACCCCGGTCGCGCCGTTGATCTCGACCATGTGGCCGAAGATGATCACACAGTTCGATTGCACAATGTTCGCGGCAACGAGCAGCGCATTGTTGCCCGCGCCATACACATCCTGAGAAAGCAGGTGAAAGTGCCCTCCACCAACCGTGCGATCTCCGATCCCGGTGCCATTCTGGCCTACATACAGCTTCGGCGTCCACAAAAAGAGGATGCCGTTATTCGCTTCGTTCTTCGCACAAAACACGTTCGTGCGGCTGCCCTGGCCCGCGCCCACCGCGGCCCCCGGCCCGGTGCCGTCGAGCTCGGTGATCCGGCAGTAGCTCGTGCCAGTGCCGCTGGCCTTGCTCAGCAGCGTCTGCCCGTCCGCCGTCGCCCGCACCCGGTGCAGCGTAAGCTGTGCGCTATCGCCGAGCGCTACCGTACCGTACAGGCTGGCCGCGTCTCCGATAATGTCGCAGTGGTCAGGCTGCTGCACCGCCTCGGTGTAGCGCCCCGCGTCCAATATCCGGATCACCACGCGCTCATCTTCGCTGGGGTTGAGCGCCGCCGCCTTGGTCGTCGCCGCATCCAGCGTCAGCAGTGGCGCCTCTGGCCGGTCGCCCAGGCCGCTGTCAGTGCCGTGCTGCGCGACAAACAGCGTCCGCACATAGGCGGTCTGGGTCGATGCGAGCAGGTTCTGCAGCTCGACCCGCCGGTAGCTCCCGATGCCTCCCGCCGCCTGCTGAAACAATAGATTGTCAGTGAGCTGCGGCACGCCCACCGGATAGAGGTTGATCTCAGTCATAGCGTCAGTATTGCCCCTCCAGAGCCGTCGAGCACCAGGCCGCCATCCGGGTCAGTCAGCACGCCATAGTCCTGCTCAACGTCGCCCACGTCCACGCACACCACCCGCAGCGCCGTCAGGTGCGAGCGCTCCAGCACCATCCGCACCTCAAACCCGCGCCCATCGAGCACCAGCCGATCCTCGTTGGTCACATCGGTCGCTGCGCCGGCCCCGTCGTCGAGCGGCAGCGTCCACACATACCCGGCCCGGCCCTGCAGCGCCCCGGCAATCTGCTCCTCCTGCCCCTGGGCGCGCCCCAGCCCATTCAGCCGCCCCTTGCGCGTCTGATGGTTGATCCAGGCAGTAATCCGGCCCCCGGCCCCGTCGCTCACCTTGACATGGCGCTGGATCACGACGGTCTTATCCATGGTCGCCTCGCGCCGTGCGGCTGCGCGAGCCAGTTGCGCGGCTGTCGGCATTTCTACCACCCCACCTTGTGCTGCACGCTGCTGCTCCCCGTCGTCGTGCGGCTCTTCGCCGCCAGCGCGGCCTGCTCCGCCTCGCGTAGTTCCTGCTCGGCCAGGGCCAGGTTGTGCCGTGCCATATCGTGCATCTGCGACGACCGGAATGAATCCTCGTCCATCGTCTCGTCCACGTGTGCCGCCAGCGCGCCGAGTGCTGCGCGCCACACCGCCACTTTGGCAGCAGCGCGCAGCAGCCGCACATCCGTCGCGCCGCTCGCGTCGTCGAGCCCCAGGCCGAGCAGCACATCATTCAGCGGCTCGTCATACGACCCGCCCGCCACCGACCACTGCAACACGCTGGCCACCCCTGCGGCCACGCTGTGCATAAACTCCTTGAGTTCCTGGTCGGTATAGCTGCTCGGTGCCATCGGCTACTCCTGCTAGCTGCTCACCGTGCTCGTAGCAATCACGATCCGGTTTACGCTGCGAGCATTGATGACGGGCAACATATTCGTCACGCCCTCACCCGCCAGTTGCCAGGGTCGGCTTTCCGGCGTGTAGACCCGCGCCCAGCGACCTGCCGTCCCGCCTGCCTCCACCGTCGGCGCCAGGTGCGTGTATCCCAGTTCATACTCCTGCGGCTGCCGGCTGCCCGCGCCCACCATATAGTTGCGGTTGACCGCCGTCCCAATCGCCACCAGTTTGTTGCGCGGCCAGAAAGGCACAGTCTGCGTCGAGGTCGTATCGGTCGGATCAATCACCTCGCCTTCCATGCCATACTTGATAATCTCGACCGTGTCGCGCACGTCGCTGGAAGGTACAGTGTTGCCGCCTATTGTTTCGTACTTGCGGATTGTAATCGCATTGTCGGTCATATCGACGACCTGCGCGGCATTGACACTGCTATTCGCCAGGATATCCTCGATCAAGTCCGGGTGCGCAATGCGGATAATGCGCGACGACCCGCGCAGCAGCTTGTTCTGTGCGCGAATATCAGTCCAGAACTTGCTGGTGCTGCCCGCATACGCATCATTGCCGCTGCGCGAGGTCAGCTTGTTGGCAGTAGGAATGTTATAGTCCACATCCAGGGCCACATTGCCAAACGTCCACGAAATCGCGCCCGTCGCAACAGCCAGGCAGCGCAGCCACTCGGCCACGTCCAGATGAGGCTGCACAATCACCGCATTGGTAAAGTTCAACACCTCCTCGACCATGCGCTCATTCGTGGCTTGCCCAGCGACCTGCAAACGGGTCAGCATCTCTTGCAAGGTGCGGATCGCCTCCTCAGAAAGCACAACCTTATTGCTGATCTTGGCCGAGCGCTCCAGAAAGGTGCTGACATCTACCACGCCCGTAGGCGGATAGGGGCTATCCATACCAGAGAGGCCGGCCATTGCCGAGCGCACGGTCATCGTCGCGTCTTTAACCTCATAGCTGGGCATCGGCATCTCAGGCAAGATGCTGGCCAGCAAATACGCATTCGCGGGCCGCGCTTCATTGACGACCCGAAACGCAAAGTCCGCGCCCAGCGTGCGCAAAATATCGGTGAAATGGAATTGCATCGGTCAGTCCTCCTTATGATGCCCGGCTGTCGGCATACACGACGTACTTGAACGTACATCCTGCTGCCGTCAGTTCGGTTTTGTAGGCCGCAGGCAGCGCCAACGGGCTCCCGGTCGCATCCGGCAGCAGCGTCTCATACAGCACGCCCCCCACCAGCAGACCATAGCCGCTCAGGCTCGCGGCAGGTGCGTTCTGTGTCGCGTCGGTTTCCAGAATTCCCACAGCGCGACGGCTCATCGCAATCGTGCCGGTAGCGGTCGCATCCGCGCCGGTGGTGGCATAGGTAAAGGTGTCATCGTCGGGCACGCTGGCGATCTCGAATGTGCCGTTCACATAGCTCTCGTTTGCGCCGCTGATCGTCACATACTCGCCCGCGCTAAAGCCATGCCCCACCAGCGTGACCGTGGCAACATTGCTACTCACAACAATGCTGGTCGGCGCAACCGAGAAGGCTCGCGGCTGCAACAGCCCCGCGCTCGTGCGGCTGACAACAGTGCCAGCCTCGACGTGCTTCGTTCCATCCGCGTTGGTGTTGGTAACGCTATCCCAGTCAATCAGGTGGCCGCCTGCGCGCTCCAGGCTGGTTTCATCCACCACATAGCGCATGGTGGCCACGGTTCGGGTTGTCAATCCCATTACTGACTCCTCTCTGCACGGCGCAGCGGATTAGCCGCTTGCTCGCGCCGCTCATTGCTTTGCTGAATAAAAGCCCGCACCGGATCGCCCGGCGCCGGTCTGCCGCCGCCCTGCTGACGGGGATATGTCACGCCCCCCTGAGGCGCTTGTTGCTGCTGTTGCGCGCTCAGCGCCGGCAAGAAATCAGCCCAGTGCTGCTGGGCATACTCGGCCAGCGGCGTGCGCTGCTCCCCCTGCTCGCTTTTCGTGACCACATACGGCACCCTGGCCGTCTGGCCGTCGCGCTGCTCCTCCCGTACCTCAAATTCCAGCCCCTCGGCCAGTCGCTCCAGTACGGTCGGTCGGTAGCCTGCAGCCTCAGCCACGCCCCGGATCTGCTCCGCCCGCCGCAGGCCCGCCAGTTCGTTCTGCGCCTGCTCTGCCGCCGTCAGCCGCTGCTGCACATCGGTCGGTGCGCCGAGGCCCTGGTATGCCTGCCACGCCGCGGCCTGGTCGCCCGTCAACACCACCGCGCCCTCGCCGGGCACGCGCTGCTCAAGCTCGCGAATGCGCTGCCGGTGTTCCCTGTTTTCCTGAAAGAGCAGTTGGGCCGTGGCATCCGCGCCACCCTCGCGCCGGATCAAGTTCGATAGTGACTGCTGCCAGTCCTGCCCGCCCCCCTGGGGCGACTGCGGCGGGTTCTGGTTCTGGTTCTGAGAACCTGCGCCACCCCCGCCACCTTCTCCGCCACTCCCGCCACCGCCATTGTCGGTAGTGAGCAGCATCCACAGCAGCGGCAGCAGGCTCAACAATAGTTTCAACATTAGTCACGCTCCTTGTCGTGTTCTTCTGGATAATCTAATGCGCACGTTGCCTGATACAGTGTATTCGTTATATACGCCACAAAACTCTCAACCTGCTGGTGATACGCTGTCCGAGCAAACTGTTCCGTGAGCGCACCGACTTCGGGGATGATGCCCCGTTCGACGAGGTGGTCGATCCGCGCATGTCGGGCATGCAACATCTCGTGGATGACAACCTTGCGCCATCTCGGTGTGTCTTCAATGTCAGCCCGAAATATCAGGTCAATCTGGTTGATATCCGGGTATTGTTGACACAGCCCCTCGGTATCTGGGTCATCATTGACACACAATGACAGGCTCACGTGGAACGTCCAGCCTTTTAGTTCTAGTCGATCAATCCACGCCCGAATGTACTGGTTGAGCCATTCCGGTATGTCAGTCACGTTGCCCCCCCCTGAGCCGCGCTAGCGCCCTTCTTTGCTTTCTGCTTCATTCAACGCCGCGAGCACCCGCTGCGCCGAAATGCGCCGGCCCACGGCTTGCACCAGGCAGCCATACACCACGCGCGCGCCGCCGGTCTCGCGTGGCCCGAGCTCGGCCTCCACATAGGCCGCGAGCAACGCATCATCATCAAGCCCGCCGATCCAGTGCTGCGCCTGGGCGACGTGGATCGCGTTCTGGCTCGCCAGCCGCGCCCCCTCGGCGATGTGCTCGTCGATGCTGCCCATCACACCCCCAGTTCACTCAGTGGCCGCACCTGCACACTCGGCCCCCAGACCGGATCATCCACGACCTTCGCCATGTCCGACCAATCAAACAACCCCCGCTGCCACCCGTCATAACGCCGCCTGCTCTGCAACTGCTCGCGCTGCTGCTCCTCCGGCTGGTTGCGGAACCAGTCTTGCATGCTCTGCCGGGCAGGCAGGCCAGACAACTCAGGGATGAGCGTCATTCGCCCGTTCGGATGGTCATACGGTCGCTGATCCATCGGGTAGCGCGTGCCATCGAGCGCCAGGCAGCCGGGACATGTGCGCCGGTCTTTCGCCTCGATCCTGATCCATTGCTCCACACCCGCCGCCGCATACTGCTGCCTGCTCGCCTCGCGGTACACGCGCAGCGTCTCGGTGCGGGCGATGGTCTGCGCTCGCGTCAGGCTCGCGCCAGTCCCGCGCATCATTCTCGCAGCTATTTCCCGCGGCCCCAGGCCCTCTCCGAGCCCGTTGATCAACTCCTGCGTCAGCCGATCTACGGCGTCCGGCCAGGTGCGGGCGAGCAACTCTTGCAACGGCGTCCCGTCCCCGGCCAGGCCGATGGCTATATTCAGCGCCTCGACCGGCAGCCGATTGAACGCAGTCATCGCGGCCACATCGAAATACTGCGCCGCATCGAACAGGCCGAGCTGCACATATTGCTGCTGCTGCCCCGTCAGGTAGGGCGCCGTCCTTTCGCCATACAGCGCAATCTGTTCCCGCACCTGGGCCAGCAGCGTCTGGTAGCGCTCCAGTTGTGCGATCTGCCCCGGATTGGTGCCACGCAGCCCGCGCTGCTGTATCTCCTGCGCCAGTAGCTCCATCTGCGGCTGCAGCGACGCCTCCAGCGCTCGCCAGCGCTGCGCCATCTCCGCCAGCGTGGCCTGGTCGCGCTCCAGCAGCGCCGCCTGGTGGCGCTCGATAATGCGGTCAAGCTCGCTCATTCTCGCCCTCGCCCCGATCAAACTGCAGCATCGCCTCGCCCAGGCTCATGCGCGCCTGCTGCCGCTGCTGCTCCTGCTCCTGCTCAATCTGCTGCTCTTCGGCGGCTGGGTCGTCAATGCCCAGCCGCGCCATTGCCGTGCGTTGGCTCATCAGCCGAGCCCCGACCACTTCAACCAGCGCCTTCATCTCTTCGGCACTAATCGGCCCCACATCAATCCGGCAGGTCACGCTGGCCCGCAGTTCGTCGTAGCGCCCCGACTGTCCCGCGAAGTGTGCCGCCAGCGCCAGCGTCGTCTCCAGCAGCCAGCGCACCGCCCGCTCCACCGCCTCCGCCGTGTCCATCAGGCTCATCGCAAAATCAAAAACGGCCTGCCGCCGACTTTCGCCCGATGGCGTCGCATCGCCCGCAATCAGCGCATGCACCTGGTGCACCTCTTCGAGGATGCTGCGGTAGGCACTCAGCGCCGTCGCCTCGAATGTATCCACCGGCACTGGATCGCGGTACACCACATCCGGGTTCGCATACCCGGTTGTGTTTCCCTCCGCGTCCACAATCGGCACGCCCGCCAGGAAATTAGTCGTCCCGGCCCCAATCCGGAACGCGCCCGGCACAAACGTCTCTCTGCCCGTCTGCTCATCCAGCTCCCAGCGCCCCGGAAGCTGAGCGTTGAGCAGCACGCGTTCCAAAAATCCACCGACGACCACATTCCGCGCCTCCATGCTCTTCGCCAGGTTCAGCAACTTCTGCTGCTGCCGCACCTGCTCGCCGATGAGTGCCTCGCGCCGCATCTCATAAATCTGCAGCGCCTCATCCAGCGGCATCCGCGTCTCTGTCTTGCCGTCATTGCTGACAATCCGCAGCACCGTCTCCTCGCCATCCAGATAGCTCAACTCGGCCATCGTGGTGCTGCTCTCTGCATCCTCATACACATACACGCCACAATCCTGCATCGTGCGCCGGTCAGTAAAAACCGTCGCCTCCGCCGGCTTGAGCGCCTCAGCATAGACATACCAGATCGCCTCGTCGGGCTCTGCCCGCGGGATCTGGCCTTGCTCGTTCAACTTCCCTGACGGCACAAACAGCCGCAGCGGCACCCGGCCCGCCAGCAGCAGATCAACCACCGCATCCTTCACCACGTTGTGCGTCCCGCGCCAGTCCCACCACTGCCGCAGCAGCGCCTCGCCCTCGGCAATCAACGCCTGCTCCTGATCGGAGGGCCCCTCGCCCTCCGCCAGCGCTCGCCGCACGCCCAGCGTCCACTGCGGCGTGTGGCCCACGGCGCCGTTCAGGTGCCGCTGCACCACCTCCCTGACCTTGTTCTCCCCCACGAATCCACGCTCAATGTCAAGCCGCACCTGCGCCGCATTCGCCTCGCTCGGGTCAGGCAGCGGCCCGATCCACCCCGCGCCGCCCTGCCAGTGGTCGCCGTCATAAAACAGGCGGTTCTTCTCCTCGCCCGGCTGCACCGCAGCCCCCACCCGCTCCTGCGCCTTCGCAATAGTCAGATCATCAAACGGCGTTGCCATCAGTACGTCACCACCCCACCGCTCGGCGCCCGCCGCTGCGCCTCTGGCCGAGCCTGCCGCCGCAGCCAGCCAACGATATAGCGCTCAGCGTCCATCAAGTGGAAACTATGCTTCTCCTCAATCTCCTCCGTCGGCTCGCCGCTCGCATCCAGTTTGCGGCTATAGGTCAGCTTCTCCTGCAAATACTGCTCCAGGTCATCGAACACAAACAACGCGCCCTGCTTATGCGCCCCATACACCCGGTCAATCCCGACCTCCACATCGCTCACCGCAGGCTCGCGCACCGGCAGCCCCCCCGCCCGAAACTCGGCGCGCCACTGCCCCTCCGAGCCAGAGCCACCCACGCACACCGGGATCATCGGCTCGCCCTCCAGCAGCTTCTCAGCGTGCTCCTTCGCCGTACGTCCACCAGCCAGATACTCCCGATAGCAGAAGAGCCGCCCCGTTCCCGGCTCCTTCGCAAAGAACAGCCCCGCCGTATTGACTCCGCCGAAGTCGAGGCCCAGGTAGCGCTTCCAGTCAGCCGGAATAGCAAAGCGCGGCACCAGGTGCTGCCGCTCATCGAATGCATCATAGATAAGTCCCGCCGGTCGTGTGAAGATCGCCCGATAAAAGAGGTCGAACTTCCACCTCGGCAACTCCCCCCGCACCCGCTCAAACTCATCCTGCGGAAAGTTCGGATTTTCGGTGCTGTCGAACCGCACCACATCGATATGCGGGTCGCCCGCCTTCCACCGATCCCACAACTTCTGCTTGAGCCAGCCCAGGTCATAGGGCGTCGTCGTAATAAGCGCCCGCCCCTCGTTAATGCTGAGCCGCCGCTGAATAGCCTCCCAACTGCCGAGCTTGAACTTCTTCTGCCCCGCCTCGTCGAGCCAGGCCGCCTTGGCGGTCGCGCTCTCCAGGCTCTCTGGATCAGCCGCATACCCAAACAGCACCCGCGTCGGCCCATCCGGCACATACCCAAACGTGCGCCGAGCGCCATCGCTCGAAAACACAAACTGCCGCGCTGGCGACCCGGTGTACGTACCGAGCCGAAGCCAGCCTTCGAAGAGTTGCTTAAACTCAGGTAACGCCTTAAGCTCCAGCAGCGGGAAGGTCGGTGTAACCACCAGGTAGTCGCCCGGCCCCCGCAGTTGGATCTCGCGATACAGCCAGTGCGGCCCCCAGCTCGTCTTGCCCGACTGCGTGCCAGCCAGAACCACCACAAAGCGCGCCGTGCTCTGCCACGCCCGCCACTGCCCGCGATGCATGTGCAGGCGCAGCCGCCCATCGGGTGTAATCTCAACCAGCTCGGCCACACAGCCCTACTCCCCACCTTCCGGCACAATCGCCTCTATCGCCGTAATCGTGATCGGCCCGCCATCCTTGCCGCTGTGCTCGTGCCGCTCAACCAGCAAGCCATGGTGCTGGGCCAGCA